ATTTTGTCACGAACAAAGTACGGAAGAAGGTTTGATTCTTTAAACTTGTTGGCTACCCAACCAACTGGCATAAAACGATAACGACCAGCAACAACAGAATTGGCCATGTTGTTCCAAGATTGCTTGCTATCAATAGCCTTGGCAAGTTGCTTCATTCTGCTTTCTTGAGCATCAAGTTCTTTGGTTACTTCGTTAGAAGTAATTGGAACAGGCTTACCTGTTTCCTGCTCTTTTTCAAAAGCATCTTTATCAGTCTCGGTAAGACCCTGATTAAACTTCTCAGTATGGTAATCCATATATTTGCGAGAAAGATTGTTTGTTGTGTTGGTAATCACGTTACCAATGTAACTAGCCAAACCACGACGCATAATTTGTTGTAACGCTTCACCAGAAGATACGCGCAAACCAAATGCTGTTGAAAGCAATGTCAAAGGTGCAAAAATTACGTTTGTGTAATGCGTAAATCCGTCATCAATTGGGTTGTACAAAGCGCCATAAGCCTTGGCATTTCGCAATGCTGTACGGGTAGCCTTAAGGTCAATAAGCGAGCCTTGATAGCGCTGTGCAGGCACAACAGCCATTGATCGTGGTGTATCGCCATATTCTGGCTTAATATCTACAGCGCCACCGTCTACGCCGTTTACTGTGTAGTAAACAGAATGATCTGAACTTGCACTAATGCTAGCGTCTTTAAGTTCAGAAAAAAGTTTAGATGCTTGAGCATCGGCCAAACCAAAGTTCTTGAGAACTTCTTGGTTAAGGCTGTGCATAAGGGCAAGACGAGCAGTATCATCTGGAGCAAAGATCATGGCTCCAGCATGTTCTACGGCAAGTTTGTGTGGTAACGCGTATGAAGCAATTTGATACGCGGTGGTGGCAGCGCGTGGATCCGCTGGATCAAATTTTTCAGTAGATAACGCATTGGCTTCAGTGTCGTAAGACATCGCACGCTTGTTGGTAAAAGTACGAACTTTGCCAGCGAGGGCATTCATTACAGCGCCATTACCAGGCTTAAACAACGCAGGAGCATTGATTTTCCACATTTGCTCTTGCTTAATTTCGCCAGTTGTTTTGTCAACAACAGATCTAAATTTAGGAGCCATTTGCTGTTGACCAGTATTTGGGTCAATGATCGGATTGCCGTCGGCATCAACTTGAGGTTCCATGACAGCGCTTTTGCGAGGCAATAGCAAGTTAACTTGATCGTTATAGTTTGTTGCTTGCTCGCTGTTGCGAATACGATCTAAGCCCCATTTTTCGTTAAGGGCTTTAGCCATTGTACGAGAAGGCAACTGCAAAGCACCAAGTGCTTGCGTAGATTTGTCAGCAAATTCTTTAGAGAAAAGCGATTGCTTTGCCAATTGGTCAAATTCAGTTTCGCTTTTAACTGTAGCCAAAGCCTTAACAAATGGTCTTGACCATTGGTTTGGTGCGCCGTACTTCATCTCAATAATACCAGCCGCTTTTTGCGGAGTATTATTTGCGGCAATATTTACAATATCTTGACGAGCATCGCGTTGCGCACGAGAAAATGGATTTGATGGATCCATATATTGATCGTATTGATCGGCGGTAAAAATTTTGCTAGAAACTTTATTGGTAAGAAAAGCGCTTAAACCAGTTGCGTTTGTAGCAAATGGAAGCGTGTTATGAATAATTGGCTGATTAGTAACAGAATCTAGTTTGGCAATTGGTTTGCCATCTGCATCCTTAATAACATTGCCAGCGGCATCGGTTTGGTTAACTACAGCAAGATGGTCGCCAGCCTTAAGTTGTGCGCCGACCTTGCCAAGTTTGCCAAGCGGATCTGCAGCAAAATCAAATGAAGCATCTGAAATACCAGAAACGATTTGACCTACGCCAGTATTAGTATTGGCAAGCGTACCAAGTCCAGGAATATGTGAAAGCCCATGAGACAAATCACGACCAAAAGACACAAGGTAATTTGGATCAGTTGACTTGTCAAAAGAGTCTTTGTAGGCTGGAACAACACGGCCAAGGATATTGCGGCTTAATGCAGCACCTGCACCTGCGCCTAGCGCAGCGCCTTCAGGTCCAAGGAAAGAACCAATTGCTCCACCGCCAAGCACACCAATTGTGCTAAGGATGCCAGAACCAATACCATGATCCACAAACATGCTGTGGATAAACTTGTAATCTGATTCAACTTCTTGCAATGGCTTATTGGCCCATGACAACGCTGTGCCGAGGGCTTTGCCAACTACTGGAATATCAGATATGCCCTTGCCAATATCGGCAGGAATACTTTTAAGAAAGCCAAATAATCCACCGCCATTAGATTGTGGCTGTTGCGGTGCTGCTGGTGGAAGCGGCTGAGTAACACTCACTGATTCATCCCACCAATCATTTTATCAAAGGCATTTGCGATAACTGCGTTTGCTACATCTGGTGTAGATTTTAACGCATTTTTGAACCATACATTGGAATTGTATGTAGCGATATGGTCATCAATTGCTTGCGCATGTGACACAAAGTGATTAACTGCTGCAAGCGTGTTAACTGTCTGCTGATTGCCAGACTGTAGCGCTTCGGCTCCAAGCGTTGGAGAAGCGGTAAAAAATTCTTGATTGCCCTTTACGGCATCATTGGCAAAATCAACATTTGGTCCAGCGGACATGTTTGCTTGCGTGGTTGGCTGTACAGGCGGTTGAGGTGTAATAGCCATGTATTACTTTCCTAGTTTGTTAGCAAGTGCCTGTAATTCAGGGGAAGCATCTTTGTTTGCGGCAAGTGCTTGCACGAGGTTCTTTGCTGATTGTCCACCCTGAGTCATTTGACCTGGTTGGATACCAATGGCTTCTGGTCCTGCACCAGCACCCATTGGACTGCCTGTTGTGACAGGCTCATTTGGACGTTGTGTAGGAGCAGAAAGCGGTGTGACTTGTTGAGCCATCCCGCCTTGCTGTGGTTGTTGCTGTTGTCCACCTTGCTGTGCGGCTGCTGCAAGAGCAGACGGAGCAGGTGCATTGCCACCAAGACGCGTTGCGGACATTGGTGCTTGTGCTTGCAGATTCATTAGGTCTTGTCCATCGCCATAGTTAGGCATTCCAGAGACATAACGCATTGCTTGCTTTGAGGCTACGCTACCTGGTCCATCGGTTCGTGTGCTTAATGCACCTGGGAGTGATGGTGTTGTTGCTGGCTTTTGTGGGGCTGGCATCTACCTACTCACCTTCTTGTAATGTCTCAATGGTCCTAGCGGCATACTCGTGGAACGATTTTTTGTCATCCACGAAACTTGCTTGTGTATCTAACATGTGTGTTAGAACTTGAAAAAAATTAGAGGCTACATCGCATAGTTCGGATGCAGTTGAAGCAAACAAGGCAAAGGCATCCCACTTGCTTAGGCTTGTAGGAGCCTTGCCCTGTTCATTAGTCATAACTTAGTCGCGTGGCTTTCCTGCTGTTGTGCCAGTTCCCTTTGTGCCTGAAGGCTGTACGGTAAACTTAATATCTGACTTGCCAGTTGGCTTGACAGATGGCATTGCTTGGATGCCTGTCTTCTGAGTTGTTGCGTCTGATGAACCATGTCCACCCTGCAACTTAACGCTCACCTTTGGTGAGTTAAGGCTTGACTTGAATTGTGCCATTTTTTGTTTCTCCTATAGGGGTTGTGTCACACCAGGAACGTTAGGCTGGTGAGCGTCTGGCGACATTTGCAGATAACTGCGGTGCGCCAGAAGATGAAAGTCCTGCAAGTAGGTTTTGCAACGCAGATGGTTGACCCTGTGGTGCAGGTGGCATACCTTGCGGTGCGCCTGGTTGAGTAGGTTCCCCACCAGGAGCCTGACCTTGCGCGCTAGCGGCTGCAACAGGTGGGGAGACTTGTTGTGCAAACGCTTCAGACAAAACATCTTCGATGTTGTCGCCATTCATACGGCCCTTGATAGCAGAAGCAATTGCCATTAACGCCTTTGAAGGATCTTGTCCTTGTAGCGCAAGGGTTGGGATTGCATTTGCATAAGAAGTAACTGCTTGCATAAGAGCATCGCGTAGTTCTTCAACTTCTACTTTTTCTTCTTCTTGGGTGACGTTCATATCCCAAGGCATTTGACGGCGCAAGAAGTCGCGTGAGATTAACTTATCTCCACGAGCCTGCAAGCCAAAAACAAGTGCGCGGTTTGGATCTAGTCCAGCCATCATGCCGTAAGACACATCGCACCAATAATCGCCTGCAATGTCCTTCTTAGGCGTGTAGGTAATCTCGTAAGGTGCACCAGCAGTTACGCCGCGTACTTCCTTCTCAACATCACCAAATAGTTTCTCGTCCATCTTAAAGCACAGACGCATAACGTGGCGGAATGTCTCAGCAAATACAGCCTGTGCTGTCTTAACCTGTGTATCAAATCCACCCATTAGGGCTTCTACGCCACGGCCTGTAACAATAGAGCCTGATTGCTGACCTAGACGGCCTTGTGGGTAGCGTGAACCTACACGAAGTTCTTGATCTAGTTCGCCAGTTTCTTGGAAGATTCCGTTAGGAATGTCAAGTGATACACGGCGAATCTTCTCTGGGTTGGCAGAGCGGATAGTCGCATCTGGACCAATTTCAATAACGTTAACATCTGAAGGCAAAGCGAATGGAGCCTGTACAGACTTTTGTGCTGCTTCCAATTGAAATGTTGCCATGCGTGCGCGAGCAACCTGTACCCACATAATATCATCAAACTGTCCGCGTTGGTTCTCATCTGAGTCAACGCCAGGGCGGATGGCAAGGGCAATTGGTAGTTCATCAAGAAGGTTGGCTGCACGCTCAAGCACAAGGTTGTTACGCTCAGGAATGAAAAGAACTAACTCGTTCTTATCCTGATAGCGATATACCTCAAGCATACGCTCTGAGTTGCGGTTCTCATACTTGGTAAGAATCTGGCCTTCAAGTTCTGGAAAGTCATTGCATAGTTCGCGTACGGACTTCTGGTAGCGCTTGGTGTAGGAAAGCAACTTGCCAAACCGATCAAACTCAGGGTATGAGTTGATTGGGTTGTCAATGCGAATCATTGGGCGATTGTTTTCCCAATCAGGTTCAACAATGAATGCGAGCATTCCAAAGGTCAAGTAACGGTCAGCACCTGAATACATCATGGTCTGAAGGTTGCAAGAGTCGCGGTAGCCAGCGACAATCATGGTGCGCTTATCAGCACGCTTTCTCGCACGATCTGAGATGGCATCTGTTGTATCGCAGTTGAAGGCAGGTAGCGGAGCAATAACTTCAGCCACATCGCGGGCAGCAACGTCAATGAAGTTTGCCACCATAGGCTTTGGATATTCTTCAGAGAACATGCCAGGAAAGACTTGTTGGATGTCACCTTGGCGGATAGCCATAAGGTCAGCCCAACGAGAGTCGCGGGTGTGGAACCTATCCCGCAACTTGCGGACTTTTACGCCCAACTCGTTAATATCTATTGCCACTTATGTATCCCCCGTTAGATGCAAGTTTCTCCTGCATTTGTTGCCATTCTTCCAAGTTGATTACTTTGCGTGAAGCCAACTGGTTGCGAGTGGCAAATGGATTTTTAACAAATGTTCCGCCATATGCGCCTGCTTGGTTGATGTAGTCACGCATCTGCGTTTCTGCAAACCAGAGGGCCATCGGACCATCTTGCTTGTTCTTGGTACCTGCTGACCAGGTAATCAATTGCTCAATGAGAGCCTTGATATGTTCGTTATCGGCTCGTGGCAGTTCCAAGAGATTATTCTTTTGATGCTTGCCTTGGCTGTCAACCGAACCGAATAGTGGTGCCATTGAGGCTACGCCAAATTCAGCATCCATCTTGTTCGCACCTGTGTAGTGCTGAACGAGGCGAATGCCGCGTGAGGCTAAGAACTGGTTGATCTTTTCATCTTGTGTTAAGAACAACTGGAAAGCGTTTTTCTCAATTACCCACACCTTTGGCTGATACTTCTCAGTCCAGTGGAAGATCAAGTCTCTGATCTGCTGTGGTGTAGGTGCTGGCATGCGCGATGCTTCTAGCAAATAGCGCTTGCCTGTGGTTCTATCGCCTGACATGATGACAGAGAATGTGTCACCTGACATTGCTGGATCCATTGAAGCAACAATGTACTGACTGTTCAAATTATCTGGATGACCAGGTGCGCCAGGAATAAGCGGGCCGATGGCTCGCATACCTGAAACTGATCCTCGTACGCAGTCAGGGGCAAAGATGGCGGTTGACTCAACATCTTGCTGCTGGTAAACCATAGCCCAAGTCTTTGGGTCAATTAAGCCTCTGCGACGACGAAGGTGTGGGCCAGACCAGCGCGGATACAATCCATCTTCATCCGCTGGAGTTTCATCAGTATCCCATGGCCGATCAGACTTTGGCCATAACGTGATCCACTTTTCAGGATCATCGTCAAATTCGAGTACGGCTGGCATAGCCAGATATGTCCACGGGGACTTGTTATCTGGGTACCGCTCAGGGTTACGCATTTCGCGGTATAGATCCATAGGATCAACGCGGGTACCTACGACAAGGATCTTACCTGTAGGACCAACACGAGTTAAAACTTCCTGTTGGATCCATCGGATCTGCTTCTCATACTCGCCAGCATTGGCAAGAGTCACACAGTCATCGAGGATGATTAGATCAGCACGCGCACCGTAGATCTGTCCACCGATACCAAGGGCTTGGACGGTAGGATCTTTTTCACCTGAGTCACGCTCAAGGTAGATGGCATCTTGCGTCCACTTTTCAGCGGTAGCCTTAAAGCCTTCGGCGGGAGCATAGCGACGCTGAAGTTCTGCCCACTGCGGACTGGTCAAGCGTTGCTTGATGGCGTAGAGAAATTCCTTGGCCATGGCCTGAGTCTTAGATACAAGTTTGATTCTCACATTGGGATTTGTAACGATTCGATATGTTACATAGTCAATGGAAACTGTCATGGACTTGGCATGCTCAGGTGGCATGTTGACAAGAACATAGTTCTTAAATCCTGGCTCATAGGTCATATTGCCGTGAAGCCAGGCTGGCTCACCTTCCTCAAGAAGTGAGGTGATGTTGCGCTGGTGAGGAAAGGTTTGGGAGTTTAAGTACTTAGCCCGAAAGTCCTCAAAACTAATGTTCGCGTCATCTTCGCTGATTACGCCTTTTCGCTTCTGGATGACGCGTGAAAGATCCACTGCTTCTTTAAACTGCGGATCGGAGACGCGATAATACTCATACGACTTGACGCTCTTGCCGACTGCGCGGCAAGCGTCTTCAATTTTTACCCCATCGGCAATCAGCGCGATAAGGCGCTTCTTAGCCTCTGGGGCGGATAAAGTTGCCTCTGGGGCAAGTTTATAGTTGTTTGACTTTGGTTTAGCCATAAACCTATTTCTCCTACCGCGAAGCGTTGCCTATGGGCAACCCTTGGGTTGTATTTGGGGGGCGCCTGCAGCGCCTAACCCTATGGGTTAAAGGCAGGCCGTAGAGCCTGCCATTGGGTAAACCGTTGTTCGTCTCAGCGGCGCCGTTCGCTTGAGGCTCACTCTGCCGTGAGCCGAACGGGCAGGGCTGTTTTGTTTTAACCCCTATATATACTAAGGCGGGATAAATCGCTTTTATCCCTACTTGGACCGTGTGATGTTAGTCACATTAAGTAAAACCGCAGGTCAAAGCCTATATTGGTTTAAAAATAATTGCCGTTTGAGCCTCGGCGCCTATATTTAGAAAAAATATTTTGGTGGATAGTAATAGTATAGATACACCTACGTTAAAAACCCTGGGGTTGAATTGTCCGATTTGCCCGATTTATTTGTCGACTTACTGGTGAGTAATGTCCGATTTGATAGCATTTTTTTGTCCGCATTGTCCGAATTGTCGGGGTGGTTTTGTCGGTTACTTGCGGGTATTGTCGACAATTACGCCCGCATTTACGACCCATTTTGTCGACTTTTGGGGCGTTAAGTTACCGATTAGTAACCTTTCGCGGGCGTTTTGGCGTGTTGTGAGACGGATGTGAGTGGACTGTCTATCCACAACCCTGTGGACAACACCGAGGCAGCCTGTGGATAAACTTAACCCGAACATTTGTTCGACACGGGAGCCTCGAACTAACCCGAACCGAACATCTGTTCGATAAGCAACTGGCAACCCATTAGCAATCACGGGGGCAGACTGCCAATATCACAGGCTTTCAATTGGTTGAACTTTCAACTAATTATCTGCCGAAATGGTCAAAAAACTATGACCAGTCATTTGCCCAAAATGGCTTGACAGCCTACTTGAGGGCGTGTATTTTTCTCTTATCGGCAACACCGCCGAACCTATGGAAGGGAAAAGAACATGAGCAGAACATCACTTGACACGATCAAGGACGGCTACGATTACGACAATCAAGCCTGGTACAAGGGCGGAAAGTATGTCCGCTGTGGACATCCTGACTCTATGGATTGCAACTGTTTTGGCAAGATCAACGAAGGCAAAAAGGTTATTGTCACCCCTGCCATGATTGCACACCTTGTAAGCCAATGGGGGAATAACTAATGACCGAACTTGAACTATTGACAGCACTTGAATCTCTCAATACACTCAGAACATTCATTGAATCCCAATTAGAGAAGGTAGGCGCATAACATGAAACTAGTACAAGACACCGCAAGTGTGTGGGATACCTACATGATTGAAGGCTACCCATTCGGCATAGAAAAAATAGACGCACACGATTGGGTAGTATTTCGCCTATTCGGCTCACGCCGTGTCTACCTACGCGACACAGGTTTTATCTCTAAGGCACAGGCTCACGATTACCTCGTGCCAATTGTTGAGAACTACCGCTCATCCATTATCACGGCTGTAGTCGCATAATGCGCCTTACTCGTCGCGGGCGTATCGTTGTCTGGCTTTTAGCCGTCACCGCCCTATTTTTGACAGTGAACTACCTCAATCACCATTGGCGCGTAACTGTCTGCCACAACACCGCCGACGGCTACACCTGTGGCACTACATGGAAGAACTAGACAGCAACGACAGGGCAGGGCTTACCCCCTGCCTTGTAGTGGCTTGCTAGATTGGCAAGACCAAAACCCATTGGAAGGGGCTAGAAATGGAAAACACCTACACACCGCAACAACAATTTGCACTTGATGTTGCGATGATTCTAGAAAACGACGGAAAGTCATACCAAAAAATTCAACAACGAGCGAAAGAGATTCGCAAGCACTCGAATTCGAGTGCCTCGCTACTTAGCGACTTTATCCGCGAAATGGTCGAAAGCAGCGTAATTAACGCAATGAATGACATTGACAATGTAGGACATTGGCTCATTCGCGAGGTAATGTTCGGGTGGGGCGTTGCGCCTTACGACATCATTGCTCGCGAGATTCTCGCCGAATTGGAATTAAACGAACCTTTCTACACTCTCGAAAAAGACGGCGCGTACAAGATTCGCGGTACTTATGAAGACATCAAGCAGCAATTGGAAAAGGACGGCGAGTAAATGACTATCAACTACGAAAAGACCTTTCAAGGCGCGTGGGTGTTGTCTGCCTTCGTCGGTGGCTACTACGAACGACGCCAATTTATGGGTTACACCAAAAAAGAGGCAACGCGCCTATTCCGCGAATATGTAAAGGGATTAAACAAATGACGCAAAAATCTATTTCGTGGGGTGAACTTGCAGAATTGACCCACGCTAAACAAGTCGAGGCTTTTAATTGGTGTGCCTGTGAGGAGGGTGAAACTTATCCTTTTAGTGATTGCCCCGTTAATTCTGACTATGTGGGCTATTGCCTAGATTGTGACGCGCAATTAAGCGCGGAAACTGTCAAGGCTCACACCTGCCCTTCGATTGCCCCTATCTGTGGCGATTGCCTTTACCCGCTCAATACTTGCAATTGCAGGGAGCGATAAGTGAGCAGCCTACCTACTATTGAAATTAAAGGCGAATTGTGCGCTTATTGTGATAATTGCGCTGAATTTATAAAGATCAGCGACGAAATGCCCCTGTGTTTCCAATGTATCCACGACGGGAAGGATGTGCAGTAATGAATAAGTGCTTAAAATGCCAGGAGACGGGCTGTCTAGTGCTAAGCACTACTAACGCCGATTACATCTGCGAGGCTTGTGGCGAGTGGCAGGACGTCACACTCAACGACGTGTGGGAGACTGTAGCGTGAACCGCCTCGACTATTGGAAACAGCAAGCAAAAGAGGCAGAGGCGGACTTTTACCGCCTCAACGCCGAACAGGACAGACTAGATGAAACTGTCACCGCTCTCGTTGATCTTATCCGCGCCTCTCGACAGATTGAGCGATTGGAGAGTGATTTGCCGTCGTGGCTGTGACTAAATCCTGCTACGAGTACGACTCACAGGCGGGCGAGTGGATAGCCACCTGCCCCGCTTGTGGCGTTGTCTCGTACTATCCCACCTTACGGGAAACACTCAAGCAACACATTAGACATTCACGTACAAAATGTCTAAATGGGTATTGAAAAAATAACCGATCAAGCCGTGTAAGTCGGTTAAACCGATCAACTACGCCCGCGCATACGCCATTGGCAGCGTATCAAGCCCCTTGATACGCGTGACGAGTGAATTGCTTGCACTTCACTCTCGCAGCGCGGGTGTTTTTATTCTTGACAAAGCCGTGAAATACGGTTTTAATACAACTACGCCAGCGCAAACGTCACTGGCAGCGATTGGAAGGTAAGAAGTGAGCATACGCGAACAAAACACGCGAGTATTGCGTGACATTGAGAAGATTACAGAGCGAGCCTTACACGAGGCGTGGCTTACAGGCTACAACCAGGCTATCTACGATATGAACAACGACGTAGATGTAAAGGCAAGTGACAATGAGTAGAGCCGCCTGCTACGAAAATGGCGTAGACCCTGACATCTGGTTCCCCGAATCTATGAAGATCCGAGCCGAGGTAAATAAGCGGCTCATTGTAGATCAAACTGAGACAAAAAAGGCGTTACTCGCTATGGAGATTTGCGAGACTTGTCCCATACGGAAAAAGTGTGTTGAGGTTGCTATGCAAGATATGTCCAGCATAGACTATGGCATATACGGCGGCACATTACCGATGGAGAGAAGAAAGGCTATTAACGCCACCTATCGCGGAGCAGAAGGCGATATATGGCAACAGAACCTTCGCGCACTGGCAACCGCGAAAGGCTTGACTGTAATAGATATTCCCCCACACGAAAGGCCAACATCATTTATACAAATGTATCTCGAACAACGCCCACGTCGCGGCGCAGAATCTACGGATTTTTAGCATTTATGGTCATGGCAGTATGGCTCTCAAATAGCCCTACAAAGGCTGCAAACGAGCATTTAACGCCCGCTAAACCCTTCGCCCACACTTTATACCTACGACAAGGCGGCAACGCCCGACAATGGGGCTGTCTAGTGAAGTTGTGGACGATGGAAAGCAACTGGCGAGTGGATGCAGTGAACAAGCACGGCGGGGCAAGAGGCATACCTCAAGCCCTGCCAGCCAGCAAGATGGCACAATTCGGCACAGATTATCGCTATAACTATCAGACACAGATCCGATGGGGCTTGCGTTATATCAAGACTCATTGGAATAATAACGCCTGTAACGCCCTGAAACACGAGAAGCGTGTCGGGTGGTACTGATGGACATTGAGCGTGCAAAGCAGAAGATAGAAGATGCAAAAACATCTATGCCATTGGGTCATAAAGACTACGAATGGATGGATGGATTTAACCACGGCCTAGATTGGGCCTTGCGTATATTGGAAGGGGATAAAAGCGCATCATGACCCACGACGAACTATTGAAGAAAATTAAAGCGCAGGAAGAATACTGGACTAATCTCGTTCACTACACCAAGCCTGAATTTTACGAGAATACAGTTGACCAGCGCAACGCATGGCAAGCCTTGAAGGCTGTTGTGGAATTGCACAAACCATTCTTCGGGCTTTGCCAAGTATGCAAACAAGAAGGTGACGAAGATACTTTCGATTACATAGGCGTTTCATACCCTTGCCCAACCATCCAAGCAATTGACAAGGCACTGTCATGAACAAACTACCTACAGTATTTATCCATATCCTTGCCAAAGATAAGGCAGATGTATTGCCTTACTGGCTTGAACAGAACCTAGATAACCTGGATTATCCACGCGACAAGATTTATCTGCACTTTCGCACAAACAATAACAACGATGACACGGCCAAGATTTTGCACCAGTGGATAGACGATCAACCTATCCGCGCTGCACGCGGCTATGAGTCAGATGAGCATATGTTCGCATGGAAAAGCATCACCATTGACGATGAGGACATAGATGTACCTGTCCAGAACTACGGCGTACACGAATGGAATCCAACACGCTTTAAGGCACTGGCTAAACTGCGCCAAGAAGGTATAGATGAGGCTATCTTTTGGGAAGCAGACTTTTACTACACCTGCGATGTGGATAACTTTGTTATCGGCTCAACCTTAAAGCAACTGGTCAGTTACAACTTGCCCGTAGTAGCCCCTCTTATTCGCTATGCGGTGGGTAAAGACGAGCATGCACCTTATGCCAACTATCACAACTTAGCCACGGCAGAAGGCTATTACAAGGACAATCACGCCTACTACTCAGTCCTTAACGGAGCAGTACGCGGGCTGATCTTGTGTGATGTGGTTCACTGTACCTATCTCATTCGCAAGGATGTGTTACCAAAGGTAACCTATGCCGATGGAACTGATGACTATGAGTATGTTATCTTTAGCCGCAACCTACGCAAACTAGACATCCCGCAGTATCTGGATAACACCAAGATCTACGGATACCTAACACTTGATGAGGATGTAGCCGCTTGCCAGAAATGGATGGCTACGCTAAAATAGGTTTGCCGCTCGCTCACCCTTCCAGGCTTGTAGCGGCAAGACAAAAGCCCGTCACCGAGGTTTATCGGCGGCGGGCTTTGTTCTTTTGCGTCTTCCCCTAACGCAAACCTATTTATCTTTTTGGGTTGTCCGTGCTGTAGTAGCCAGACCCTTGAAAGCGGACAGGAGCCGCGAAAAAGATTCGATCCATAAGATTGTCGCAGTGCATTGGGGCGGATGATTCCGCGTGGATTGATCGTTCAACTGTTTCCTCTACTCCGCACTTGCTGCAACGATACTCGTAACTAGGCACGATTTTCCCGATCTTTTCTACGAGATATATTCAACACAGAATATACTTCACGCTTGCGCATAAGATTCCAAAACCAAATCTTTGTATAAACCTTAAGTGTTTTAAGCCAGATCTTTTCTCTGAAAGATTTTTTACGGCGGGCTTCATCCCACCAAGCAAGTTTACTTAACTTCCATGCTTCTTCTTCTGTCATTCTGTCTCCACCTCCCGCTCAAATGGTGACTGTCCACCCAGGTGATTGTTTAAGCGTCGTAGCGCACCATCCACCTTGCGGTGAGCAGTAGTATCGCTTACTTGTAATTCTTCCGCAATTTGAGCAAAGGTCAACTGATGCTCAAACTTCAACTGCAATACGTCTCTGTCCATCTCATCCAACTTAGCCATCGCACGGCGAATGTCGAACAACTGGATGACATAGTTGCCACCCTCAGCAGGATTGCCAGAGCCAGATACACGCTCACCATCAACCCTGTGCGTTTCAACTACATCAGACCAAACAAATGGTAACAATTCAGACAAAGTGATAGGCGAGTAATACGCCTCATCTTCTAGCGAATAGCCGAGCGATTGCGCTTTGCGCTTGCGGCAGTATCTATCAGCATGGCGTGAGAGTGTCTTGCCCAACTGCTTTACGCCACCCTTATAGGCTTCAGCATCTTGATCTGGGTCAAGCCACTCACGCACTTTATTCTCACGACGCAATACCCATACCAAGCATTCCTGCTTAACATCGGATACATCGAAATAGGTGTGGTACTTGCGATGTACGATACGCGCAACTTGCGAGGCTACTGCCTCTGCTTCCTCAAACCAATCAGCCATAGATCGTCTCAGGTGCGTGTAGGTATTTCTGTTCTACTGCATAGACTGGCGCACGCATAGATGTATTGTAGTACTTAGCATCCTGTGCCTCGTAGCCATACATCCATCCGTGGATATTTGCAGTATAAAAAGTAGGCAAAGTTACCAGCAAATATTTGCGTGCTGGATCGTCCTTCTCTGTGATGAGCAATTTGCCCGTGGCATAAGCAGTGGTGCGTACTTCAAACTCGCCCACATCACCCATCTTACGCTCTGTAAACAAAGCAAACGGGAACTTATCTTGCCAACGGGCAATCGCTATCTCGCCCAAGCAACCAGATATCTCGCGTGCAACTTGTTCAACCCAAGTGGGTGCATGACCTTGTGATGCGTCATTTCCTTTGGCTCTGTTAAAGTTAAAGCGTGCGACTGCTTCAATCGTAGCAAAGGACAAGTCTCCGTGGGACATCTTTATTTCAATCATGATTTAGGCCATAGCCCTCTCTCGACCATCAAGGCGATGACTGCGTAATTAGCCATATCCTTAAAAGAATCTTCAATAGACTCATGCTGAGGAGTTGAGCCACTGCGTAGCAAGTTTTTAAGACGCTCAAACTTGTCACCAATACGCACCATCAAGCCATTCATTGCGCCACCAAAAGCGTTGTTGACATTGCCAGGGCCGTAGTCGGCCTGTTTGCTAATCAGCAAGTTGCCAATCTCATCCATTACTGACCAGACGCCTGCGGCAAATTCCTGATCTGTGGTATTTCCACGAGCAATTGGTTTGATGTTGGGATTGATATAACTTTCAGCCCAGTTGACTGTATCAACCTTATTGCTTCTTGTAAGTCTTGATTCACTCATCATCTCCCCCTGTCGGATATTCTCCAGCATAATAATAATTTTTATCTTCTTGATCTAATTCGTAACAGTGTATCATCTTTGAGCCGTCTTCTCGATACTCAATCATTTCAATTGAGTCAAGCACCCAAAGCAGGTGAGGCACTTCGCCACCATCTTTAGGCCCGTAGATAAACTGTGGCACTACTCTGCTTCGTATTCTATTTCTCGCAAGATGTACTGCACAATCTCTGGGTTATCTCGCAACGCCTCAAGAAAGTGATAGCCCACAATGTCGCACATTTCTTCTATATCAAGCCGCTTGCGGGTAGAGAACGGCGTCTCAAAGACAACAGCATGAGTAATCTCATGGACAAATACACGGATCATCTTGTCCTCTGGAATGTCAGGACGAATGTGGATTGTATTTGTATCTGGATCCGTCAAGCCATAAGCCTCTGGATCAGCGTAGTCGTACCTGATCTTATACTTCATCCCAGAAATGCGGATGGACTTTGGCCTGTTCATGCGGCTATTCTATCAGTAAACCAGTCGGCTCCGTAGGAAAGCAACACGTCGTTGACGTCCTCGTTGTCGGGGAGCATGACGACAGTAGCCTTGTCCAAATCTTCCTTGATCCGCTTGGCTAACTCTTGCCCAGGATTACGACCATCCTCTTTAACATCGTTGTCTGCAAAGATGTAAATGTTCTTATAGCCCTCAAATAACTTGGGGAACCAGGGCTTCCATTGGCTAACTCCCGCAACTCCAACTGCAGGTATGCCGACGACGCCCGATAGAATAATCGTGTCAATCTCTCCCTCGCAAATGGCAATCGTGTCAGAGTAGGTATGCAGGTCAACAACATTAAATAGCCCCACCTTCTGACCAGTAGGGTAAAGGTACTTAGGCGTGCCACCATCAATAGTCCTAAACTTCATTCCCACAACGCCTGTGGGCGTTTGGTACGGGATAGACAACCTGCCAATTGAATGCTCATGTCCAGCACTAGGCTCCACGACGCTTCCAAGAAGGAACCGATCCGCCACTTCCTTTGTGATGCCCCGCTCTGCGAGGTAAGACGCTGCCTGTGGTGTTAGATTGCGTGAATAACGCTCTGCTGCTTCCGTGAGCAAGTTCTTCTGCTCTGCGCTTAACATCTCTAAACTCCTTTAAGTTTTCCATGCGTGCTACGACATCGTAAACATCGCCGAGGATTTGGCAAACTAAACAGTTGTAGCCTTGCGAGTCTAAATTATAGGCTGCGCTGGCGTGTGAATCATCGTGCATAATGCACTTGCAAGGTATCCAGCCATGACGGTGCATGATTCGTACCCCGTAATGTTCTAGCACAGTGGCTAGATCAGGCTTACTCTCCATCAATTGCCTCGTTAATTATCTTGATGGCTTGCTTTCTGCCAGCCAAAATACCTTGAACATAATAATGCGGGATTTCGCTTGGTGTGCCATGTTCCATTACATCCGTTGGTATATGAACAATGGCATCTTCAATCCTTTTAATCAAGCCTTCATTCTCCACTTGTCACCTTGATCCATTGCTCTAAATCTTGAATGACCCAGGCATTCTCCATGCCGCCCATGCGACGTTTGACAATCACATAGGCGGGCGGAGTTGCTTCTAACCCACGAGCCTTGGCGTAATTGGCTGCCTCAACGGTAGCCTCACGCCAAAACTGCGGTAGGTCCATCTTCGCAGTTGCTTTCAGTTCAAAGACGTATGGCTGTCCCGCAACCATACAGACTATATCCCCTTCATCATCCTTACCAGCAAGGCGTAGCCGCTCTGCTAATAACCCTCTGGAGCGAAGAAACTTCAGTATGCCAGTCTCAAAACTACTGCCTTTTTTGCGTGAATAGTTTGGATTAGCCATCTTTTCTCCAATCGTTTTTTACCAATTGTAAGACATATTGCTTGCTAATCCCATACTTTGTTGCCAGTATTGCTGTGTTACTTCCTCTGCCGCCAGGATGTGTAGGTTTATGCAAAGAGCGAATCTCTTTAACTTGTTCTTTCGTAAGTTTTGCGTTTCCAGATGCTTCGCCTTTTAATACAACTTTTCTCCCCTTGACGGCCATGTCAGTCATGTTGTCTTTATGGGTACCAACTGAAAGATGTTCTGGATTAAAACAAGGGGGATTGTCACATGAATGTAAAACAAACATGCCTTCTGGAATTGGACCTTTATATATTTCATAACTAGCCCTGTGGCAAAGAACCAGTTTTCTGGTTCCTGGTCCTTTCCCAATCATGCCATAGCCTTTATTGTTAACCCAGCCTGTAAATTCCCAGCAACCAGATGAAGTAATATTTCTTTTGTCTAAAAGTCTTTCTTCAAGACCTTTGCGCTTGCCGTATGTACTCATAGACCAAGCATCTCGATAATGTCGTGCGCTTCGCGCTTAAGTAGAAACTTCTTAGCCAACTCATAATCCTCTGGTCTAACATTGATGACCATGTTTTCTAGGCGCATAGCCGAGGTAGTAAAATCGTTACTCATTGCATATCCTTCCATGATGTTCCAATTGCTTGGGCTGCTCTGTCAGGATAGAGAGTCATACGGCTTGCATCTGCCCACAAAGTGACATACTGCGAACCATCGGCACTATTCTTAGCAAAGCGGTTCTTTACGCACGCTACACGAAACTCGCCTGTCATTGACACAAGTGCCACTGTCAAAATCATCTCTGGTAACTGTGCAATCTTTCCTTGGATAGCCTTACGTGCTGGTGGCACATCGGGCCGTCCTTCATTCTCTGTCGTGTGGTGAAGCAACATAACTGCTGCATCAGTCTCACGAGCAATGTGGTGCATCGCCTTGGCTATCTCACGTAGCCCCGACCATTCATCGTTATGAAGCGATACCACATTCATAGCGTTGTCCACAATAATCATGTGTGGATACTCGCCATATGCTTCTGCGTAAGCACGGATGGATAGATCAATCTCATCCAGCGTAGGGGATGGGCTAAAGTCAAACTGTAGGTGTTTAATGCTTTCCAGTTCTTGACCGTAAAAGTCTTGACCTGCACCTGAAGCAAAGGCTGCTTCAACAGTAGCAACTTTATGTCCAGTAACCATCGCCGCTGCACGGATTGCAGTCGTATAAGCATCCGTATCTGCTGATATGTACAGCGTTGGCACCTTCATCTGCACTGCCATGTAAAGGGCTAACAATGACTTACCAGCATTTGGCTGGCCTGCAATCATTGTCATCTGCCCCCGCCTGAACCTAATTCCTTCCGTTACCAACGGTTGAAATAGGTCAGGCAGTAGCGCGTAGTCATTGGTACTTTTCGCTGCCGCTTGATGTAAGGACAGCATATTAAATTATCGAACGAACTTAGGCTCGCATTGATCGGTTGTACCCTTTGGTGATGGGCAGAACCAACCCTTCCATTCCTTTGGTGCGCCTGGCTTAGATTCACGCCACACTAGCGCACCGTGCTTGCAATGACCTTCTGGGATTGCAACTGGTGCTGGTGGTGTGAATGAACCGTGGCTCACAACCTGTGCGTTGAATGATTGTGCGACAAGACCAGCGGCATTACCTGCACCACCGAATGAACCTGCGGTTGCGCCGATGAGTGTTGCTGTGTCTTGGATTGTTGCAAGTGATGCTTCCAACTCTGCTGCATTGTCTGCATAGATGTTGATTAAGGTTCCGTCAGCCAACTTGAAGTTGACTTGGAACTTTGTTGTTTCTGCTGCCATTTTATTTCTCCTTTGTTGTTTTGTTTGCTTTTAGTTGTAAACCTTGTATTTGATAATCTGCGTTAATTTCTGAAACAATACCCGCATCAACCAAAATCTGCAGCAATTCTTTTATTTTGCCGCCAACATAATCCATTGTCCAGACTTTATGGGCAAGACTAACATCGTCATGACCATGAGCGAGACTTTGCAACCATGCAATATCGCGCTGATGAGCATTAAGCATATGACGCATATGGTTATAATCTTTTCTCATTACTTCACCTCTGCTAGTGGGTCATAAATCTGTGCTAGTTGTCCGCCTACTGCGTAACAGTAGTCTTTTACACCGCATGTGCTACATGACATACCGATGTTTGGTAAAAATATCTCAGCCTGTAGTCCACGCTCGAACTGAGCAAACATTTCTGTAAATAATGGAACCGTCCAACGATCTAAACCAGATGCTTCTTCAAACTCAGCCTTGCGAGCAGAGTAGAAATAGCCCTTGCTTGGACGGATGCCAAATGTCATCTCCATGCAGCAGGCATACACACCCAATTGCATAGATGTTTCTGGTGTGTAAGCACCAGTCTTAAAATCAACTACTGCAAGTTCACCCGCTGGTGTAACTGCAATCAGATCGGCAAAGGCTTTGATAGGCACTTCACCAAACATGTTGTTAAATTCAATTTCAATGCCAGGAATGCCTTGTGGTGTTTGCCAAATCTCAAAGTGACTTTCTTGCCACACATTGATGAAGTCGAAGAACATTCTCTTGCCGTTTTCGTCCCACCATGCGCCATTTTCTTTATCGGGATTGGCTTTAGATGATCGTCCACCACGACGCCAATCTTGTGGATTGGTACCGCTCTTAGCCTCAACCTCAGCAATCTGATTGGTAAAGGCTTCTTGCCAAATGGCATCCCATGTCATTCTTTAATTTCCTGTCCGAATACAATCTCTTGTGCTTTCTTCAGACCTACAATTGTAGCAGGATTAGTCTCAGCCTTAATCTCTTTCTGAATTAGATCAGATAGAGCCTTACGCATAAGTACCTCTGCCTCAACAAATGCCTGTTCAAAGGCAGTCTTGGTAATTAGTTGTGCGCGTTTTTTACCCATTGTCTTGCTCCAAACTTGCTTCAAGAATAAATAAATCTAAATCTTCATCGGACATATCTTCCAAACGATTTTCCCATGCCCAACTAGGTACTGCCTTGCCAACTTCATCAGCAAGTTCAGTAACCATTTCCTCAATCTTTTGAGCAAGATTTGAAATTTTTGCCTCTAGGTTTATAAGGCGTTGATATTCTTTTAATTCTTCTTTAGTTTCCATTATTCACAATCCTCACATGTTACGTTGTCGTTATGCCAGCAATCGCTGTCCCAATCGTACAAACTATTTAACTTTTCTGATGACCAACTGTTGATCCAGAGCAAGAATCTCTCGTATATGCGCTGGTACATCAATTGTCCAACTTTGGCATAGGCGCAACTGCGAGCGAGTCACATAGCGCACACCGCATATCCAAGAAGTAGATGCCCAATTCACCGTCATCATCAAACTTGCACTTGACATTCCACAAGTCGCTGCCACATGGACAGATACTGATTGGACCAAGTGAACGGTAGTCTGCTTCTGATCCTGGTGTTGCTCTAAGGTCTGCAATCTCGTTACTCATTTCAGAAAGGTATCTCCGTATCTTTTAATGTGGTGTTGGTCTTTTCAAATTCCTTGAGCAGAAACTTCTCTGCTGCTGCGTGAAACGCAGACCCACCGACGAACCACCATGCAGGTTCGCTTGGTGCTTGCAAGCCACGCTCTAACTGCCATGCTTTGCCACAGCGTAGCCATGATGTAAATGAACTAAATGATCTGTGATTTACCTTTGTTTCTTTCATGGCTGAAATGTAGCAGTGCCTATGAATGGCGTGTCAAGTCAATCTGGCAACTCGGCGTGTCACATCTGCCGATGGGTTGAATTTGCAATTGGATCGAAGTTGTGATTATAATACGAGCGAAGCGAGTGCGGTTAAACCAGGGGAGCCAGAGGCTCCTGGTAGGCGGCAAGGCGGATAGCCCCGTAGGGTGATAGAATTAATACATGGCTCAATGGATCCATCGCTTATCTGGCGTTGACCCGACGGCTCGTACAGCCATTTGCAGGGAATGCGGGCCAATTAAAATCAAGGTCGTAAACCTTTCCAGTGGTAAGAAAACATTTCGATGTATGAAAAGTTACAAGAAGCACAAAACCCCGTGGAAAAAGTTTAAGAAAGATAAGTGCGAACATTGTGGCTTCGTGCCAACCCATCCTTCACAACTGGATGTTGACCATATAGACGGCAATAATAAAAACAATAGTCTTGAAAATCTTATGACATTATGCGCAAATTGCCACAGGCTAAAGACAGCAATTTACAAGGACTGGAACAACAAAATAGCCCCCACCGCCGATGGCGATGAGGGCTAATTCGTGCTATTAAGTTTTATTTTGTTGGTGCTGTTGTCTTGAAATGCTCGTAAGCACCGACAACTACTGGTCCAAGTACTGCGACCAATGCTCCCCAAGCAACTGACTTGAGGTGATGATTGCCTGTCTGCCAGATGGCAACAGATGCAACAAGCAGAGCAGATAGATAATGCTCTAGTACCTTTTTGCTGATCTTCATGTTTCTCCTTATGACTAACAGGCAAAGCCTGTGCCATAACTATAGCATCTTAATTTTAACCAGTTGCATATAGGAAGCCCAGGGGAAGTTGGCTCCTGGGTCTTGATGCCCACCAGCAATCTTGAAGGCGTTGGTAATGTCAACATGTCCACAAAAGCCAGACTGTCCTGCGACAATTTGCTCAGGTGTTAACTTGACTGCAGGTATTCCATGCCTCTTGGCTATATCGGCCGTGAGAGAGGCGCTGAGGGCTAATTCTGCAGTGCTGTAGGCATTAGCCCAGACAGCAGGTGTTTGTGCCGCATAGCCTGCATGTTCAACGGATATAGACTCTTGGTTCAGGTCATACTCATCCACAGCCCATGCTGTGTCTTGCTCGCTAACTGATTGGACAATCTGCTTGTCGTCCACCATGTAATGGGCAGAAGCCTGTGGGGCTGATGATCCTGCAAACCACAGGGCTACCTGATTGGCACGGCCTTCAGACTGTGGCGTCTCCATTGTGTGGATGACGATTAGTTTGACGGTCTTGCCGCCACGACCAGGCGAGTAATGCTTTGCCTGTATGAATGGGTATTTTATTGCCATATAAGTCTCTCTGCTAAATCACCTGGATTGCAAAGGTCTGCCTCTTTACAGATGGGATGGCCTGCCTCTGCGTAGCATTCTGCTACCAGTTCAGAGCAGATGTAGCCATCATGCTTTGCAAGGTAATTAATAATTGCGTGTGGGAAAATCTTGACGCCTAACGCACGGAATGCAAGCATAACAATGATGCCGAAATTGTATGGCCGTCCGACTGTTGACTTGGCGTGAACAACAATCTTTGCTCGCTCGTCATCGGATAGTTCTTCATGCAAGTTCCATGCAATGCGTGGGTAGTTTGTAACTGGGCTAATAGCAACGCCAGTAGGATTGGCTTCAACGACTTGACCATCACCAATGTAGATAAACGCATGGTTCCAGCGTGACACCGTTCCTAGTTTGATTAGTTTGGCAAAAAAGCCATTGCTGCTTACTACTCCATAATCACCAATGCGTGGCTCGTATGTCATTTGTTGTCCTCGATCAAATCTTCCAGATGCTCAATCTCTTGCTTTTCAAGTTTAAGGATGTGGCGGATAATCATGGCATCACGCTTGGTCTGACCGATCAGGGCAATACCGATAATAAGTTCAACTGTTACTGCAAGCCATGAGGCAAGGTTCATCCAGAGGATGTAGTTGTGTGTGTCGTGGAACAACTCAGGTTGCGCCCACCACACAAATGTCATGCAAGTCCAAGCCAATACAAAGTACCAATTGCGGATAAGTCCTTGAATCTTCCACGAAATATTTTCGCTAAAGGTCAAAACATCTTGAGTATCTGGATGGATGTATTTTTTCTTAAAAGGATTAATCATCGTGTCTCGCCTTCATTACTGCTACATCGGTCTTGATACGCTGTTGGTTCTTAATAACGTCGTCAACTTTGTTTATCAAGCCAGTCTTGCCGTCGTTGTATAGCGCATACTCAATACGGCTTGTGCGCTTGTCCATCTCGATAATGACGGTGCCTAACTTCTCTGTTTCTTCCTTGATGGTCTTAACAATGTAATGCCTAAAGAGCATTCCAAGGGCAGTCATTACACCGCCGAAGACGAAAAAGTAGTAGTAAATCGTGCCTGACAGATTCACTTGGTTTGTTAAACTATCGCTGACTGTTTTAAGCATTGCAGTATTCCCTATGTGTTAGACGACGGTACGGAACTGGAGACTGATGACACCACCAAAACCTGAGAACTTACGATCTGGTGGAGCCTCACGGCTAAAGGAAATACTCTCGATAACTCCACGGACAGTCTCATTGTTTGTAAAGTCCTGAAGGATAACCACATCGCCATTTGACTCAATAGTCTCAAGGTTAATCAGACGCTCAATGGCACGGCCATCGTAGCCAGTAACCATGTTGTAACGATCTTCCTCAAAGTCGTAGCACATAAGCGGTAGGGTGTAGATACGCTCACGGCGCACCGCTGGTAAGGCCTTCAACTGATAGCCATTGAATGAATCTTCCTGACCCACTTGCTGACCAGATGCTGAGAAAAGCGTAAAGCGTAGGGCAATTGACTCTTGCGGAGTAATGGCTGCTTGGGCTAGACCAGATACATCCTGTGTAAAGTCAAAGCCATTGTCAACTGTAATAATGTCCGTAACTGTGCCAGTGGCAAGTACGCTGCTTAACTTTAACTTGCCTTGGATTGGTAGCGTCTCACGCAACTTGACCAACTCAAAGTGCTTATCTTCAAGGGTGAAGTAACGGATTTGACCAGTCTGGATATAGCCACTGGATACAAGGTTTGTGGTTTGCTGATATACGCCAGTACCTTTAACGCCCATCACAAGTTGATTGGTTTGGCCCATGACACAGACTGCTGTTACCTCTGCTGTAGATGGCACACGAAGATGTGTAGCCCATCCCATTTGCAAGGTACCAAAGTCACGACTTAGGTCAATCTTGATAAGGCCAGATGAATATGTGCCATCGCCATTGTCAATGTAGTTAGAGACTGTGACATAGGCAAAACGGTCATTAAAGGTAAGGCTGCGGCAAGGCAGGCCGTTAAGCACTGTACCGCTGGCTGGATCGTAGCCATTGGTAACAACGATCAATGGGCCGTAGGTAATGTAACCGTTAGATACAAAGCCTGATGTATCAATGGTGCCGATACGGATGCCCTTGTTTGTGCCGATGACGATAAACTTGCCAAGGTATGCACCCATGCAGTAAATCTGCTCGCCAGTAGGCATGATGGCAGCCTCAAGGCTACGAGTAAGTAGCGGGATTGTTCCCGTTGTTGTATCTAGTGCGAGTCTAAATATTGAAGAATAAGAGCCAGCATAACCAGACACGTAAATATTGTTTGGGCCTTCACAAACTGCCGTCCATTTCCATGATGCGTTTGGATGTACATAAATTGGTAGATTGTTGTTGCTTGCCAATTGTACTGTACCTGTAGCAGAAGGATTGTTAGATACTGCTGCGTTATTAATGAAGAAAGTAAACTGTGTTTGGCTAGGTACGCTGGTGACGGTAAATGTGCCGTTGTATGGGCTACCTACGCTGGCAAGTGTAACCTCTGAGCCAACTACAAAGTTATGAGCAGATGCTGTTGTGATATTAGCGTTGAATGCGCCATCAATGTATGTCGAGGCAACGCTGTACGAGGTAATGCCGTTAACTTCAAACAAGGCATTGTTGATGCCCGCAATAAGGCGTTGCTTAACCCAACCAAGTACGCCACTGGTAACAGTGCCAAGGAATGATGGATTGGTAAAGATTAATGTGCCGTTGGTTGCGTTGGTCAATGGGCCTTTGTAAATGCCTGTGGCATTAAGGACATAGTAATTTTGACCATCTTGAGCAAGGGCTAGGATTGTTCCTGAACCGCCCCATGTAATGCTTGTTGTGCCGCTGTTTGTTGTTAACTGCAAAGTTGAGCCAGTTGCTGTCAAGTATAGGTTGACGCCATTGGCATCTGTGCCACCAACCATAAGCGGGCTTACGCTACTGCCTACAGAGACGCTGCTGTTCTGTGCTACATCTGGGAGTAGTGTTACTCGACCGATGTTAAATACATCTACACCAGCGGATTTATTGAAGCGGTAGCCAACAGTCTCGCCTTCAACTGGTTCTTCGTAACGGATGCCTGCGCCGTAGTGGAATGAGGACTGGCTGCGTAGCCACCAACCTGTAAGCGTTTGCTCACCTGGTTCTTTTTGTTGGTCAATCTGTTGCTTACGATACTGGGCAGTCTCACGCTTGTATGGATACTCTTTGCTAATGCCAAGGAAGAACGGCAGACCAGCAACTGCACAGTCATAGTTGTTGGAAGTATTTACATATGTGTTACCTGAGTTGGAAGGCTGGCCAATCGGATCAGTTGGTCGTTCGGCTATATGTTGAAAACTGTCGATTGCCACATCTACTCCTTAAATGAAAAAGCCCGCCGAAGCGGGCTTATTTATTTGTATACTTTGGGTTGTCTAAATTTATTTTTATACGAGTCAAAAAATGATGAGCGAAGCAATCGAGTGGTTAAATTCTGCTTATCCAGATCCTTCTCTGTACCAAATTTCATTTCCCAATCTTCTCGCTTAATTGGGATAATTTGAGCCATTGGCGTACCAGCAGGAATAAGGCCTTCAAATTTTACATCGTTAAGAACAAATGGAAAATTGACTGGAGCATCGTATTGGTCAGTATCTACAACACCATCCAAAATAGTAAATACACTATCGCGGTGCATAGGAGCCGTAAATAAAATAGAGTAACCCTTGGGTGTTTTAATGGACCAAGGGTTAATCCATTTTGGATACGACATACCATTTGCCTGTGGATGGCTTGGCGCTTGTTCTATTGGATGAAATTGAATAATTTCAGATGAAGGCCATTCATACCAAGGATATGTTTGATCTGTAGGCTTTCCGTTTTCATCTGGAATTGCCTGTTGAGAAACATATACATCTGAATAGGTGTATAAAATATATCCATTGGTAATAGCATCAAAAACTGGCATGCAACGTTTAATTGTTGCGCTTGTCTGCCCTTGACCTGTTGGCTTTTTTTGACCAGATATATAAGACTCTAAGTTCTTATACCATTCTGGTACAGACTCAGATGCTGGCTTAGGTTTGTATTTTTCAGGTGTGTTAATTGTATCGGTAAATATAATGTTATTCATGTTACTAATATAACATTAAAACCTTACAATTACCACACCATTTGCTCCAGCACCACCAGAATAGTTAGCGCTATTATTGTTGGTGTTTGTTGTGAATGTTCCTCCACCACCACCACCACCGCCTGCTCCGTTACCATTTACATTATAGGTCGCACTATTACCATTTGTTTGGCTGGGATATGAAGTGGAAAAGCCACCCGAACCAGCATAAACACCACCACTGCCACCTCCAGTGCTATCACCAGAATAACCACCACCACCACCACCACCGCCGACTACATAATTAGTCCAAACGGTTAAAGCGTTTCCGCCATTTCCGCCATAAAAAGGAGTTGATGTTGAACCACTGGCACCAGCACTTCCAGCCCCGCCACCGCCGCCTGCCATTGAACTAATGTTACCACTACCGCCTGCATAACCTTGACCCGAAGTTCCAGTTCCGCCAGACCCTCCGCTATTAGCCGTGGCTCCACCGCCGCCACCGCCACCGCCAGTGGATCCAGAAACGCCAAAGTTTCCTGATCCACCTCCTCCGCCGCCTACTGCGGTAAAATTATAAAAAGAACTAGAGTTTCCAGAGTTTCCAGAATTAGGTCCATTTCCGCCAGTACCTTGAGTGCCTACAGTAATTGGATAATTGCCAGCGGTAATTGTCATATTGCCTGTTAAAACACCGCCAGCACCACCGCCGCCACCAGCCGATCTATTACGAGCATAAGTGTGAGAATTGTTATTGTAAACAGCATTTAGATAACTACCACCACCACCGCCTCCGCCGCCAACTATCAAATAGCCAAAGTTGTTTGTGGAGCCAGATATGGTAATCGAACCATTGCTATTAAATGTTACATAGGTGTATCCACCTGAATTATTTATGCTGTAATAACCAGTTGCATACCAACCAAAAAGATGACCAGATATGCTTGAAGACAAAACCCCTGGAATAATTGGCATTAAGAAACATCTCCAATCACTGTAAATGTATTACTTGATGTACAAATAATTGAAGCAGCGCTATACTGTGCACGAAGGTTTGGAGCGGCAGCAGTTGCACCTGTGGATGTAATAGTTACACCAGAACCTGCCGCGATGCTTACCTGACCAGCACCTGTTTGTTGAATGTTGATCTGTTGCCCTGCGCTAAATACGCTTGGCGGTACTGTTAGGGTAATTGCCGATGCGTTGCTCAAGGTAACAAGGTTGGCCGCATCTGCAAGCACAGGTGTATAGGTTGTGCCTGTTTGAGCGTTAAGACCAATGGCAAGTGTTGGTGCTGTAGCAAATACAGCAGAACCGCTGCCTGTCTCATCGGTAACAAGCGCAGCCAAGTTGGCAGATGATGGCGTAGCCAAGAATGAGGCTAAGGCACCTGTAACGCCATGTGCGCCAGAACCAAGTGTTGTGTTGATATGGGTTTGAGAATCGGTTAGATCCTGTGCCGTAATGACGTGGCGGATAACAGCGCCTACGGCATGGGCCTGAGCGGTTGTACCGTTAAAGCCTCTGGTGATGGTAAGGGTTGTACCAGATGCGGCAGTTACCAAAACAAGTTCTTCAGTGCTTGTGTTGTAGTCAAGCGCCAGCACAAATGGGTATGTGCTTGGATAGCCAACTGGCGAAGTGTTAAGAATTAACGATGTTGCCGAACTGGTAATTGCTGAGGCAAGCGTATTGTCAACAGCAATTGCTGAGTAGTAGCGTGTCACTGGCTATCCTAACTTGTGTAATGCGTGCGTGGTGGGAACTGCTCTTGGAGACGACGAATCTCAATTTGCAGGCGTTGCTGGTATAGATTTTGAATAGCACGGCCAATGTTGACTGCTGAGCCAATTGGATTGGCTTGACCCATTGAGCCTGCTTCTGCAGATAGCGCAGGTACACGACCAAAGTCTAGGTACATTGCGGTACGGTAGGCGGCACCAAGGACAATTACCTCACGGCAAGTATCTTCAAGGCCAGTCATTGAAAAGTCATCTAAATCTTGTTGAAGCACGGTTGGCTTCTTGGTGTAAGTAACCATGACCTGACGGCCAGGGATAATGCCTTCACGGATTGAGATAGTCTTGCCACTGTTCCATACCAATGGGTTAGCAGTACGATCTACACGATAGTGGCGGATTGGTAGCCATTCCTTAGAAGGGCCGATGGTCTGCCACGAGGCAGCCAATACATCTACCGCTTCATCTGGCAAGACATAGGTTGTAACCGCTGCTTGGAATGTAAAGGTTGTGTAGTACACGCCGAATAGATCTGGATATACAGCATCAATTGCCTGCTGGATATTGCGACGAATAACCGAGCGTGGAAATGACGGAGTAATAGTTACCCGTGTACCTGTGGTGTGGGTTGTAGCGGTTGTATCTCTAAAACCACGACCATAGGCAGGAATTGTTGCCTTGTTGGTTGTACGGTCAAAAGAATCAACCCAAATCAATTCTTCATCAATCTCAACCAAACCACGGGTTAGCACAGAGCCATCGGCAACTGTAAAGGTTAGATCCGTTGCTCCCATTGGGGCAGTAAGAAATGTAGCCTGGTCCTGACGGTTGGTGTAACCAGTCAAAGACAAGGCTGTCTCGTCAATTAAATCTGAAAATAGAGTCATGATGCTATCAGTGAGGCTGCTAAGGCTTCGCCCAAGCCATAGGTGCCAGCAAGTTTATTCAAGATACCTGGCATGTCAGTGTTGTAGTTTGGAGCAGAAAAGCGCTTGGCGTAAAGGTAATTAAGTGCACCTTCCAAGTCCAGCGGTGTTGTTGTACCAGCCCAAACATTGGCTGCACCTTGTGCGTCAAGGGTTGGTACCCCGTTGACAATGGTGCCAGCCAGTCTGTTAAGACTGTATTGCAAGGTGGGTATAGTCATTATCTACCTTTCGCTGAACTTGGATGTGCCAATACTTGTATTTCTTTACCACCGATAACAATTGTTTTGGTGGTTATTTGGTTTGCTTGGCCAGTAGCCTTTACTTGCTTGGCCATGTGACGGTGCCGCCCACGCCCTCGTAAGAACCTTCTGGTGTAGCAGTTGGCTTACCGTCTAGTTTGCCAGTTACCTTAACTGCGTTGTTGTTGCATCCGCATGACATGCACATATTACTTACCACCCTTTTTAGGCATTGCTACCTTCTTGAGATTTGGATTTGCTTTCTTTGCTGCTGGTGAAGCCTTGCGTGTTGATGACGCTAGGATTGCTCCAGCAGACTCCATTGAAACGCCAGACTTTTTAGCGATTGACTTTTGGGCGGCTGCGAAGCCCATGCCCTTTTTTGCTGCTGCCATTAGATTGCTCCTGTTTCTTTCATTACCTTTGCGCTTTGCTTGGTAATCTTTGCTGCTGCTGGCATAGTGCCTGCATCAAATGCTGTGCCTAGTTTGTCGCTGGCTTCTTTAGCCTCTGCTACAGCCTTCATGGTTGTACCTGCAGGTTGGATGCCTTGTGAGCGGGCATCTGCATAAGCATCTAGTTCGGCATTCCACTTCTTGGATGACATTCCCTTATTACCAGCGGCATCACCTGTAGATAACTCTAAGGTCTTAGCCTTGCAGCCAAAGCAACCTTCTGTATATTCAGTATGCTTGGAATGCTCAGATGGTTCTTCTTCGTACTTGGGAATTTTTGTAAATACATCGTCGCACTTGGTGCAACCGTATTTAATTGGTACTGAGTCGTAATTAGCGTCTAAGCCCCAGTCAAGGATTTTTACTGTGTGTTGATGTGGCATTCTTCACCTGTCTAAAGAAGTTAAGGTTGCGTTGGATACGCTCTGTTTCTTCGCCATTGCCCTTTACGGCTTGTTCAGCAAAGACTATTGCTTCGTCAATATGCTTGAGGTTGTAAGCAGCGATTGAGGCAAGGTCATAGGCTTTCCAGTCCCACACCGCTGATTCGTAGCAGTAATGGACGGAGCGATGACGTTCCAAAGCGTTAATAGAAGCATCTAAACACCTTGTCCAATCCTCACGACGGTATGCGTCAATTGCTACGCCATACCATGATTCGCCTTCACGGGGAAGAAGTTGTACGCCTTTGTCATACCAGGCAGTGGCTTGTTCATGCAAGCCCAGTTGGTGACAAGCCTCACCTGCCCATCGGCAGACAGCGGCTTGTTCTACATCCCATCCATTGAGCGGTACTTGTTTCTCCGCTGAGTCAATAACATCTTGCCATCTATGGTGGAAGTAATACTCACGAGTCATATAGGTCCACATGCGTGGATCTTGAGGATTTTCTTTTACTGCCATTTCTAACAATGTTAGATATTGTCCTCTGGATTTACTATTGTCTGGTAGGTGTTGGATAACGGCATTGCGGATATCGCAATCTCGTGTATCGCCTTGCCCGTACCACAACTGCACTTCGTGGCATGGATATTTCCAGTACCAACCGAACCTTGAGTGAAGCCTGTCCCTCTCCCATTTTTGCCCAGTATCCATGCTGATCCAGCCAAGATGTGAACCTGATACCCATTTCTGCCTGACTTTCTTGAAGAAAGTCGGTTCTGGCACTTCGTCCATATCCAAGATAAGACAGACATCGGCATCCTCTGGGACAAGTGATAATGCTGTATTGCGAGCCACATCAAAGCGAAACGGTTCTAGGTGAATCTGATAAACGGTAACGCCTAATGCTCGTAGCATATCTTGGCTACCATCGGTAGATCCAGTATCTACTACTATGCGATAGTCGGCATCTTTCGTTGCCTCAACCCACCGCAGGATATGTTTAGATTCATTCTTGCATATAGAGTAGGTTGCTATCTTGACCATAGCGCAATCCTATCACGGGCTATGCTATATCTCCCACAATCAACCATGTGTCTGTTGCAGTCTTAATGCAAGATGCGGCTGAGTATTGCGCACGAGTTTTCGGAGCAGTTGAGACTGCACCTGTAGATTCAAGCGTGGTTGTACCCGATGTAACCGCTTGGATAGTAACGGCTCCCGTGTTTAGTTGGACAAGACTAATTACTGTGCCAGTTGGGTAAGCCACCGAGGCGTTGGTTGGGATGCTGAAGGTTAGAGCAGATGAACTGTTCATTTGAACCAAAGTGTTAGCATCACCAAGAACGGTTGTGTAGTTTGCTGTTTGGCTAGATACAGAAGTTACTACTGCACCAGTTGCACCAGTTTGACCAGTGGCACCTGTAGAACCTGTTGCGCCAGTAGGACCAGTTGGTCCTGTAATTCCAGTAGAGCCTGTAGGACCAGTATTACCTTGTGCGCCAGTATTTCCTACTGCACCTGTAGCACCGTTAGTACCATTGCTTCCAGTAGGCCCTGTAGGACCTGTTACACCCGTAGCACCCGTGCTACCTACTGCACCCGTTGGGCCAGTATTGCCCTGCGCACCTGTATTACCCGTGGCACCAGTTGGGCCTGTAGGGCCAGTTACTCCCGTGGATCCAGTATTACCAACTGCACCAGTTGGACCAGTTACTCCAGTAGCGCCTGTATTTCCTGTAACGCCTGTTTGTCCCGTTGCACCAGTAGCCCCTGTCGAGCCAGTCGCTCCATTGCTGCCAGCAGTTCCTGTTGATCCTGTCGGCCCAGTTTGGCCAGTCGCTCCAGTAGCACCTGTGTTGCCTGTTGAACCAGTTGCTCCTGTGTTGCCGTTTGCTCCAGTGCTTCCTGTTGCGCCTGTGGCACCCGCTGCTCCCGTCGGTCCAGTAATACCAATCAAACCAGCAACTGCAAAATTCCAGATGTTGTATCCACCAGAACCGCTAGTTGTATCAACCGTCATGACAAGGGTTGTAGTATTAATGGAAGTGATAACACCTTCCATCCAGTTTGTTGGTGACACTGGGTAGATAGCGCGAATGCGCATACCGACGATAAATGCACCTTGATAAGATCCTGCAAGGGTAAATGTTTGTGAGCCTGTACCGATGGTTACAGTAGTAAGTGATGCTACTCCTGAGTAACCTGTACCTGTTGCTCCTGTATTTCCTGTGGCACCCGTTGGGCCTGTAGGGCCTGTGCTACCAGTAGCACCGATGGCACCAGTGGCACCAGTATTACCAACAGCGCCAGTATTACCTGTTGCACCTGTATTACCTACGCTTCCTGTATTACCTGTAGCACCAGTGTTACCTGTTAATCCTGTAGAGCCAGTTGGGCCTGTATTTCCCTGTGAGCCAGTGTTGCCAGTTGCTCCCGTGTTTCCTGTAGCACCAGTGTTTCCAGCGGCTCCTGTAGGCCCTGTAGGGCCTGTAAAGCCTATTGCACCGACTGCACCATCAAGGTTAACTGTCCATGAAGTAAATGTACCAGTTCCTACAGTCTTGGTGACATTAAGCGTCAGCACGCCTGTGCCAGAATTGTAAGAAATAACATCACCAATGAAATAAGCAGATGTTGAGTTGGCAACAATTGTAGATTGTTGAACCGAATACTGTAAACCAGTTCCAATAGTAACTGTTTGTGTGCCGCTTACTGGCAGGGTAATAGATGAGGTAGAAGAAGTTTGATACTTGTCACCAATTGGACCAGTTGGTCCTGTTGCTCCAGTAGGTCCTGTATTGCCCTGTGCGCCTGTAGAACCAGTGTTACCTGTTAGTCCAGTAGGTCCTGTTGGACCTGTTTGCCCTTGCGGACCAGTATTGCCAGTAGCGCCAGTAGGACCAGTGTTGCCAGTGCTGCCCGTATTACCTTGCGCACCCGTTACTCCAGTTGATCCTGTGGATCCAGTAGGCCCTGTGCCGCCAGTAGAACCTGTTGCGCCAGTAGAACCTGTGGATCCTGTCGCTCCTGTGGAGCCTGTAGGTCCTGTGTTGCCTTGGCTTCCTGTAGCACCTGTAGAGCCTGTTGCACCTGTGGCGCCTGTAATGCTTGGTCCAGTTGCTCCTGTTGCACCTGATGCTCCTTGAATGCCTTGTGGACCAACTGGTCCAAGTTCGATAACTCTATTTTCCTGAATGGCAACATTGTACACATTTGTTGTCGTAGGAATTAAAACTGTTGAAATGCTATTGATTGTGCTAGCCATTACTGCACCACGCTTTCTGCAACGGTAAATGCGCCGTTGAGGATCTGGTAAACATTGCCAGCAGAATCTGTGTAGTTAATTGCGTAGTTGTAGTTGCCAGGGGTTAGAGCCGCTGTTTGAGAAGCGGTAAGGGTAAAGGTTACCTGGCCAAGTCCAGCGGCGATTGTAGCCCTGCCGTTGGCTGTTGACATTTCAGTAATGAGATTGTTGCTCACATCGCGCACCTGCATATCTGCGCTATAGCCTGTGAGGTTAACCGCAAGGTTATTGATATTCCAGATAGGAGCAAGGGTAAAGGTTGTACCGTTGACAACGGTAATGTTATATCTGCCTGGCGTCACTGTGTCTCCTATGCTGTTGTGGTTATGTAATCGCCATAACCACCATTGACAAGAATGTTATATTCGACTGGGGTGATGACATATTCATGTCCACCCAAATAGCAGTAGTCTGCTGCTTGCGTTTCATCTACACCTGGCGTACGCTCACGCACAATCGCTGTGCCGTAAACCAAAATGCTATCGCCACGAGCAATCTTGTAACGCCAAAATAAACGGCTAAAACCAGCGGGTGATTCATTAACCGTTGGCGGTTTGAAGATATATGTCATGGCTACCTTTCATAGAAGCGTTGCCGCCTAGCCCTTGAAAGGAAAAAAGGGCTAGGACGACAACTAACTCAAATTAAGAGTTGTGGATGCTCGAAGTGCTTTCCAAGCGAACCAATGCAGCGTCACGGTAACGGCTCCAGCCGAGTACACCGTACCAACCGATTGGACGGAAACGCATCAACTTATCAACAATTGGTCCGAAGATAACGTGTGGTTCTTCGGCAACTGCTTCTGCAAGTGCTTGCTTACCAGCAACGAGTGTACGGAATACACGTACGCCACCTGTAGCGTTGACATATGAAGAAGTACCAAAAGTACCTGAAGATGAACCAGCACCTGTACCGTCGGTAGCGTTGAACAAACGTGGAGACTCAACAAACATTGCGCCTTCGTATGTTCCGATTGTACCTGGCCAGAATTCTGAAGCACCGTTCTCAGAATACTTATGGTCATCACGCCATCCGCCTGCGCCAGTTTCGGAGCGAAGGTCGTATGAAACTTCTGGGTGGATACCGCACCAGTAGTATTCGCCTTGACGTGGGACAGCCTTGTTAGCACGCAACTTAGCAACTGCGGTACGAACCATTGCTGCTGAGATTGTGTCTGTGCTAAGAATTGACTTGTTTGTTGTGCCGTTGGTGTATGTACCAGCGTATGTTGAAACGATAGAACCGTTTACCTTAGCAATTGCGTTTGGTCCACCAACGAGGGTGTTAAGAACAGTTGTATCAAGCGAGTCAGCCATGTTAAAGGCGATGATGTCTGCAATTGCAGGATCAACGTCTGAAAGGCTGAACAACTCCAACTTGCGTGTTGCAAGTGAAGCGTTACCGTATTCATTAAGTGAAACGGTAACTGGTGTTGTGTTTCCAAGTGCTACAGCATCTGGATCAACGTCTTCTGACAATGCAGAAGTAACCGGTGATAGATCTGTGTAGATCTGGAATACTACTGAAGAACCAGGCATAGCCTGTTGTACTGGACGCTTATCTGCGACATCGCGGATAAGAGGGACAGCACGAAGTGCAAACTCGACATATCGGTCATAGGCTGTTTGGACGAGTGAGGTACCAAGCGAGCCAGACGATGTATCTGTATATGCGTTTGCCATTGTGTCACCTTCTTTCTATAAGGTTTGTGCGTTGGATGGGTTAATTGCTACCGACGACGCTGACTGATCTGACCTGTCAAGGCATTCAGTTCGTCAATTGACTTTGCACCTGCGACTTTGGCCATAAGGTCTGCGTCGCGTGATGGTGTTGATGCGTTTTGGGTTGCGGCATTGATGCGTTGGTACGCTGCCTGATTTGCTGCCTGCGCTTCATCGGTAGGAGCAGACTCTGCATTTGCTGGCTGAAAACCGAATACATCGGCATTCTCAGTAAGCCATGCGTCAACCTGCTCTGGCGTACTTACGTCGCCAGGAATAAACTTGGCTACCTTGTCAGGTACACCTTTCGTTGCCAATACTTCCTTTACGGAACGATTGCGAAGATCGGATTGGATCGAAGCAAGTTGCTCAGCCAATTCTTTCTTTTCTTTCTCTGCACGCTTTAAAGCCTTGCGGAGATTTGCTGGGCCATCTGCCTGAATCTCTGTATCCAGATCCAAGTCGTCTTCATCATCTTGATATTGGTTTGCCATTTCGGCACTCCCTTTCGTTGTCGGATTTGCGTAAGCCTCAACATTTCCCAGGGGAAGGAGTGTTGGCTCTTACTACCAGTCTTAATACGCGTCATCTATGCTGGTCTTTAGTGACGGATCTTGTTTAACTTAGGCCGCTAATATCCCGTAATCCGAGACTGCCTGTGGCAGCACCTGCAGAACCGCTAAAGGCGGATGTTTCTGCAGTTGTAAGGCGGTTGATCTGCTGTTGAGCAGCAGCGGCACCTGTGGTGTTAAATGTGGCTGCGGTAAGGGCTTGACCAACGTTTGCTGGTCCTGCCACACCTGCGCCATAGCGCTGAGCAATTGCTTGCAATTCTGGTTGCTGTTCGGCAATTGTTCTAAATCCTTGAGCGGCTTGAGCCTGTGTAACGCCTTGTGCTGCCAAGCCCATCTGCAAGCCATTCTGGTTTACATATCCACCAGCCTGTGTATTACCACCCGTGTTACCAACGGTGATTGCTACACCTGCACGGGCTGCTTCAGCGGCAATTGTGGCTGCTTGATATTCCTGTGCAACAACTGGAGCGGCTACCTGTGGGTCAAGAAGGTGCGAAATAATGGTTGATTGGCTAAGGCCAAATTGTGATTGCAATTGAGAAATAACCGCTGGATCTTCATTTTGCACCGCGGCAGTCGCTGTATCTACGCGTTGCTTGACTTCCGCTGGAGACACATCTTGAGCAATTAAGTTGCCAAGATATGATGTTGATTGAAGCGGGCTGTTTGCTGGAATGCCAGCCATTGTCATAACCTGCTTGTAAGACTGCTCATTGGCAATGTATGTGGCTGGATCAAGCGGAGTAAGACCAGCGGCAATGCGGGCTTGGTTGCCAACAAAACGTTGTTGCCATGAGGAAACTAGATTGGTTGCGCTTGTCAATTGTGTGCCTTGCAAACCAAGACCATTGATGGCAGTCATAGGATCTGGCGCATCAAGAATACTTGTAATGGTGGTTGAATCAAGACCAGCCTGTGCAAGCGCTGTGATACCAAAACCGACGCTTGTTCCTAAACCATAACTCTCAAGAAGTGCTGTAGCCTGTTGCGCAGCGTTTGCTTCATTTTGAGCGGTAACTAATTTTTGTTGTGCCGCAGCAATATCTGCCGCTGTAGGTGTGGTGGTGGTACCTGTTGTACCAGTACCAGTACCAGTACCCGTACCCGTACCAGTGCCAGTTCCTGTTGACACAGGAGTGGTTTGTGTTTTATTACCACTGGCATCTGTAACTGTAGTTGCAGGATTAAGACCAGCGGCAATATCTGCTTGAACCGCTGCTTTGGATGCAGCGGCTTTTGCTGCAGAAGCGGCAGCCTTTTGCTTAGATGCTGCTTCTTTTGCCAATGCTGCTGTTAAAGCGGCTGATTGTGTAGCCATTAACCAAGTCCCATCTTCTGAATAATCGCGTTAGCATTGCCAAGCAATGTTGATTGAGCATTCTTAGTATTAAGCCACTGTGGTTGCTGGCGAACAGTATTGGCAAAGGAAAGCGGATCAATAACATTTCCGTTTGCATCGCCACGCAAAGCGTCAGATATAATTTTGCCATATCCAGTATTTGAGCCAAGCGTTACATCGCTAGGTTGCACTTCAAGCAAACCAGTAAGTGTTGTCATATATGGTGCTGCAATTTGAGCAACAGTTTGGCCGCTCTTTAATTGCTCTGCAAATGGCTTATATGTGTTGATGGCGTTTTGCTGTTGTTGAGCAGTAAAGGTATTTAAATCGTAACCCGAAATGCCGCCTTGAATCTTTTTGGCATAGTCTTGCAACTGCGCATCTGTATATGTACCAGACATTCCCCAATCGGACAATGTGCTTTTAAGGCTTGCAATGTTTGCAGCGATTTGACCTTGCGGTGTACCGCTTGCAGGGTTGTATGCAATTGGCGCATGGGTGGCAACAAACCTATCAAGGTTTTGGCTTAAACTTTGAGGATCTGCATAATATGTATTAAGCAATGTTGCTACTGGGTTATTTTGATCTTTAAAAGCAGCGGCGATTGCATCTTGGTTTGAAAGGTCAAGTTTTTGCCCAAGAGCAGATGGGTCTAATCCTTGAGAAACAGCGCTGTTGTACATTGCCTGCCAAGTGGCGTTATATTGCGTAGCCCATTCACCAGTTGGTTGGTTAAAGGCAAGGCTTGCCGCTTGAAGGTTTGTACCCATCGCAGCCCAACGAGGGTCTGCTTCAATTGCATTTGTAAACTTTTTAGCATCCCAAGCACCGTTTGGCGCATTGACTGCTTCATTAAGAATGTCAAGCATCCAAGGCGTACTAAGGGCCAATGCTCCGATGGCACCGTATTGCTTAGCCATTTTAGCCATCTGGTCGTTAACAGACAAAGGTCCACTGACCGAAGGCTCCATGATGTTGCCTGGTGTTAGGCTTTCTGGTCCAACCTGATTAACTTTTGTAAAAATTGGTTGACCATATTGGTCAAGTTGATTAAAGCCAGTTGCGCTTGTGTCGGTGCCACCACCTGCGGTACCGCCGCCAGCACCAGCATTTCCGTTACCGCCTGCTCCTGCACCAGCACCTGCACCTGCTCCAACGCCTTTATTTGTTACAACATTTGCAGATCCAAATGGACCAGATGTATTTAACGCTGCTGGTTTTTTAGTTGAACCTTGAGCGTATGCTGCTGTTCCAGGAACAAGGCTATTGCCGTTTGCATCATAACGTGGTTCAGAAGGGGCTGCTGGGGCAGTTTGTGAACCTTGAGCAGTTACAGTTGTTGGCTGCTTGGTTGAAGGATCTGTGTATGTAGAACCAGTTGCTAGTTTGCCAGTTGTTGGATCAAGGTTTACAGAACCATTAACAAAACCAGACTTTTCGTAGGCTGTCTTAATAGCAACCATTGTTGAAGCATATTCTTTAGCAATGCTTTCCAACTGTGCTTTTTGATCTGGGCTTGCTTCGCCACGAGCAACAATTTGAGCATCTGAAAGCATCTGTTGATACTCTTGAGACGCTGTATCTTGCAGGCTTTGAGCATAGTTAAAACTACCCTGCAAAGCGCTTTCTTGGTAAGAAATTTTGTTTCTTGCAGCAACCTTTGCGCTGTTTTGCTTTTCTACTTCTGCAAGTGAAAGGCTAGGCTCAAGGAATGGTACAACCTGACCGTTTTTAACCCAACCTACAGGATTGTCATTTTTATCTGTAACAATTGTAATAAAGCCTGTAGGGAAACGAGGATCAAATGAATTAATATTAAAGGTCGTTTGAGTAGATTGACCAGGTGCTAGTTTTACAGTTGGCCCAGAAGGATTTTGCTTTTGGGTAATAACATTTCCAGTGCTTTCAGCGTTGCTGACAATTTCCTGCGCAATAGCATTTGGATCCAAAGGTGTGTTATTAGTAGCCATTACATAGGTCCTTTAGATTGGTTTACAAGTGATTGCAAAGCATCCATATAATTATTGATTGCATAGTATTGTCTTGCTTCGCCAGTATTTTTAATAATGCTTTGCAAGAATGTTTGTGGATCTACACCAGAACTTACTTGTCCGCCAGTAATGTCAGCACGCTTACCTGTTGGACCATAAGTAGTTTTTTCATTAAATGTGCCAAAGTTTTGTTTTTCTGCTGCAAGCAATTCTTGGCCATAGATTTGAATTTCTTGTGGTGTGGCATTACGACCAAGAAGCGATTGCATTGTAGAATTTACAAGCCCCTCAATATCTTGAGGAGATGTTTGCGTTGTGGAAGTAGTGTTGGTATTTGTAACCATATTGGCATAGATATTTGCGCCTTGAGCAGCATTGTATCCAGCCAAAAAGTCAGAAGTTTGTTTACCGTTGTTACCAGAACCAGTGTTGGTTCCAGTATTTGTCGTGGTACTCATTAAACAGCCCTTCTGAATACACTAGTAATAACGCTTTGTAACTTTGGATTTGATGCAGCCAAGTTGTCAAGGTATGTGTACCAAGCATCTTGAAGGTTTGAATATCCTGGCAAATGTGTACCGTTAACGGTATTAGCCAGCAAACCAGTGTGATAATCTTGATAACTTGCTAGCAAGGCTTTAATGCCGTTACCTTCAGCGCTATCGGGAATTAAACCTTTTTTGTCCATTGCTTGGAATTGACCGATAACCTTTGCTGACTGAATTGGTCGTGTTGGATTGTTATAGTCCGCAAACCACACTGGATTGCTTTGGCCATAATTAGCAGTAATTTGCTTCCAAACTTGACCCATCTGATACTCAGCAGCACGGTCGCCTGCTTTACGGGCAGACGCCAAAGCATTTTGATAATCGGTATAATCTTGTGCTAGATCTTGCCAACCCTGCTTAACATACAAAGAATTAAGAAAATCTGTTGATGTTGTCTTTGAACGGAAATGGTCAAGCAAAAGTTTATTTTCAACTGCAAGGGCATCCTTGCCATCTGCTACCTGTGGAATAAGGTACGGTGCAGCGCTTGAGTATGCAGGGTTATTAAGTAAAGACCCATTGCTGTTAATAAAGTTTAATGTGCTGTCAGCCAATGGAACATATGCTCCGCTTGCACCGTTTTGGCTGCGGGCCAATGTGTAACCCAAAGCCCTGTTTGGATTGCTTGGCGAACCAGTTTGCTCAATAAACTTATTTAACGCACTAGCCGCCGTGTACTTCTGACCTGTGGTTGGATCGGTTTGATTCAACAGGCTAAGGTAATCAGAGCGTAGTGTCTGTAGGTTCTTGTCATAATAGTCATTGCTGACCGTTGGAGCCAATGGCAAGAAGAACGAGAACAAACCTTTGATAAGCAAGTTAGACTTGGCATTGTCTTGGATCTTGCCCAAAATTTGCGCTTGCTCATAAGGTGGCAATGATGTGTAATTTTCTGGCAAATCACCATGATAATAAGCGGCAGCAATTGCTGACAACTTAGAATTGTACACAGTTGATTCACGCTCATCAAAGTTTAGTGCGTTAAAAACATCGCGCATGGTTGAGTTAGGCATGATTGTGTCAATAATGTTTTGCGCTGGATAACCACCATTTGCAAGATTAACAGCCTTGTCAGTCCATGGGAACATCTTAGATATTTGGTTTAATCCCAAGTTGATAAATGGGCTAACGCCAGGTGTTTTAATTTCTGGCAATACAGATAACAAGGATGCTGTGTTACCAGTAATAGATTCTGGCAAACCTGTAAACTGAGTCATGCCAAGGGCATTTAAGCCACGAGAAAGCGCATTGCCAAATTCACCCAAGATCGGGTAAACAATGTACTTTTGTCCGTTTGGATCTGTATGTACAAAGCCAGGGTTGTTCATGCCTTGCTGGATCATCTGATAATCACGAAACGCTTGTGGGTTTGTCATAATCAAATTGCCCGTACGACGCAAAGCCTGTTCTTGAGCAAAGTAAAACGGAAATATGTTGCGGTGCATAATTGCCCATTGGCTACGAATAGCAGGGCTGTGAATGCACGGAATCATATCTCGTGTAGCCTGAGTAGCGGACATGCGTACTGCTTCTTCTTTGCTCATCAAGCCCATGTTAACAAGTACTTGATTTTCCATACGACGACGAAAGTAAAAATCATTGAAGATAGGCTGACGAGAAATATAATCCATAACAGGTGTAACAAACTTGCGATAACCAAATTCTTCCAGACGCTTCATAGAATCTGCGATAGAAGGCATGTGGCGCTTGCCCAAAATTTTAATAGGCAACGATGCTTGTGGCAACTGCTTTATTTCTTTTTCAGTTACTGGCTTGTTGTTGGCAATACGGCTAAGAATGCGGTTTTGGATGGTACCATCGGCACCGCTTACAAGTCCTTGCAAATGTTCAACTTGCGCCTTGGCAAAAGATTCTGGAACGGCTTTTGTGTAACCATCCATAGAACTGCGTAGATTTTGAAACATTGCAGGATCTTTAATACGAGCAGCCTGTGCATCAACAAGTTGAGCAAATCGTTGTTCTGCTGGCAAAGCAGCAAATGCTGGATTTGTCATACGGTTGAGATAATCACGAGCAATGATTCTTGACGCTTCATCATCAACAGCATTGTTGATGTTGCGAGCATAGTAAAAATGAAAGTTAGGATCTTGCGATGTTAGTCCAGCAAGTTCCTCGCCAGGCACAGAACCATGACCCTTGGTTTTAGCAAATAGGTCAACATTGTCTTTAGCGCGTAATTCTTGGCTAACGTTTGAGTTGTGCGCACCACTTACGGCTGGCGTAGGGCCAGTGCCAAGCACATCTTCACGCTCAACAATTGCGTTGATTTTGTCACGAACAAAGTACGGAAGAAGGTTTGATTCTTTAAACTTGTTGGCTACCCAACCAACTGGCATAAAACGATAACGACCAGCAACAACAGAATTGGCCATGTTGTTCCAAGATTGCTTGC